AGGGCTAATTTACACGAGGGGGTATTCCACATGGCTCTGGCAGACGTGAGCAACGGAAACAACACCCTAGAGCAGCTCGTGGAGCTGCGGATCATCCTCGCCAGGGCCATCGATACATGCGAGTCAAGCCGTGACCTGGCCGCTCTGTCGCGGCGGTACATGGAAGTGGTCGAGGCCATCGACGCGATCGACAGGGGACTGGATGTCGAAGACGAAGTCGCTGCCATCATCATACGCAACCGGAAACCAGCTGCCGACTAGCTACGTGGTCCCCGAGTGGGATACCAACGACTGCCTGGACACGCTCGACCTGCTCTCCGAGGCTGGCTTCGAGTGCCTGGACTGGCAGGCGTTCATGCTGGAGGCATGGATGGGCGTCAAGCTCGACGGCAGGTGGAGTGCGCCGATCGTGGGCAACGAGACGTCGCGGCAGCAGGGCAAGACCCGCGTCATACAGGGCCGCGCAGCCGCCGAGATGCTCTTCTACGACGGCACGGTCATCTACACGGCGCAGCTACAGAAGACCTCGACGGAGACGTTCGAGGAGATGGCGCAGCTCATGGACACCAAGGCGCTGCGCAAGTTCCTCGCGCCCAACGGCATCAGGACGGCGCTCGGTCGCGAGGAGATACGCCTGAAGTCCGGCGCCCGCATGAAGTTCCTGGCCAGGACCAGGAACGGCGGCAACGGGCAGCACGGCTCGCTGCTCATATTCGACGAGGCGCAGTACCTCGAACCGCAGGCCCAGGGCTCGTTCCTCGCCGCCATATCGGCGTGCAGGACGCGCAGGGGCCCGCAGACCATCTACAACGGCAACGCTCCCGAAGACGGCGACTACGCGCTCGTGTTCGAGCGCATCCGCGACGACGCGCTGGCGGGCAACACCAAGCGCACCGCGTGGACGGAGTGGAGCTGCGGTACGTCCGTGACGCTGCCCGACGTGACCGACCGCGAGCTGTGGGTCAGGTGCAATCCCTCGTGGGGCGTGCTGATCCACCCGGACACGGTCGAGGCCGAGTTCGAGTCCGAGGACGCGGTGCAGTTCGCGCACCAGCGGCTCGGATGGTTCAAGTCTAGGAAGGGCGCGGACATGCTCATCGCGCAGGAGGCGTGGGACGCGCTGGAGGCCGACAGCCCCGACAGCTGGGAGAAGCTGGCCTACGGCGTCAAGTTCACCCCCGACGGGCGCATGGCCGCGCTGTCAGTGTGCGTCACCGTGGGCGAGTCGGCCCACGTGGAGTTCATACGCGAGGAACCGGCCATCGCCGGCATCTCGTGGCTCGTGTCGTTCCTCTCCGACGCCGACCGCGTCGGCAGGACGGCGGCCATCTGCATCGACGGAAGGGCCGACGCCGACGACCTCGCCAAGAGGCTGGTCGCGGCGGGCGTCCCCAAGTCGGCGGTCATGGTCGCCACGACGGGCAACGCCGTGTCAGCGGCCGGGACGATGCTCAACGCGATCCGCGACGGCAACGTGACGCACCCGGCCGACGAGGCGCTCGCCGAGTCCGCGCTGGGAGCCACGCGCCGCAGCATCGGGCGCGACGGCTTCGGCTTCGGCGGCGAGCTTCCCGAGCGCATCGAATCGTGCGCGCTGGCTCTCTGGGCGGCCCGCACAACGAAAAGAGACCCCAGAAGGAAGGGGAGGGTAGGATGTTGAACCAGTGGCCGTTCGGCTCAGTTCTCGTCAACCTCGGCGGCATCGAGGACGCCGCCGGCATCACCGACGACGCTAAAACGTGGGTTACTAACCTTGCCGACGAGTACCAGCGCCACGTCGGGCATAACGAATTGCTGCGCAACTACTACGAGGGCAACGTCACCGTCTCGGACTATGGCGTGACGGCGGACATCCCCAACGACCAGACGTGCCACTGGCCCCAGAAGGCCGTGGACGCGCTGGCCGACCGCATCAGGCTGGAGTCGCTGTCCACCGAGCCCGGCGAGGTCGCCGACGCCCTGGACCGCGTCGTGCGCCGCAACTCCCTCATCTCGAACTACAACCGGCATCTGCCGGTCAAGCTGATCTACGGCTGCATGGCTGCGACGGTCACCCGCGACGCGTCCGGCCGCGCCCGCGTCCGCTTCCATTCCGCCGAGACGTTCACCGCGCTGCCGAGCCCGGACTACACGGACGGCGTCGTGGCGGGCGGGCTCGCCATCGCGAGGCGCGAGGTCACCCCGTGGAGCAACGGCCGGATGGTGCCCACGGTCGTCAACCTGCACACGCCGCACAACGTCGGCGAGTTCCGGCAGGTCGGCACGGGCCAGTGGACGTACTCGGACGGCCCCACGCGCGAGGAGCTGCCGACGCTGTACGTGTTCTCCCACAACGGCACCGGCACGCTCGCGCCGTTCGGGCGCACGCGCATCACGCAGTTCGTCCGCACGCTCACCGACGACGCGATCCGCTGCATGTGGCACATGCAGGTGTCCGGAGCGTTCTACTCGATGGCCAAGCTCTACATGACGGGCCTGACCGACGAGCAGTTCGACGACATCATGGCCGAGAAGGACGCCTACCAGCTCTCCCGCCTGCTCGCCCTGACCGTGGGAGCGGACGGCGAGAACCCCAACGTCGGGCAGCTGTCCGGGAACAGCCCGCAGCCCTTCATCGAGGAGCTGCGCGCCCTGGCGTGCCAGTTCAGCGGGGCCACCGGCGTTCCGCTGAACAGCCTGGGCATCGTCCAGGACAACCCGTCGAGCGCCGAGGCCATCCAGGCCGCCCGCGAGGACATCTGCCTCGTGGCGGAGCGCGACATCGAGGCGGACAGGGCGACGCTGGCCCGCGTGGCGAAGGCCGCCGTCGCGGTGGAGCTGAACACGACCGCCGACGAGGTGGAGCCCGACATCATGGCCAGCTTCGACTCTCCGATGCTCTACTCGCTGGCCGCGCGCACCGACAGCGCCCTGAAGGTCGCCAGCGTCGATCCCGGCTTCGCGGGCTCCGACGAGTTCTACGGCATGGTCGGATTCGACGACGCGTCGATCGCGAAGCTGCGCAGCGACGAGGTCAAGCGCGCGTCTGCCAGCTTCGGGCGCTCCATCTTCGGAGAGGCCGAGTAGATGAGCGCCATCCCGAGGGCCTACATCGACCGCTACAACGGGCTGCTGTCCGAGCTGTCCGAGAGGATGGGCGGCAGGCTCGCGCAGCGGTTGACTGCGCTGGAGTGGGCCGACTACGACGAGGCTCTGGTCGAGGCCGTCAGGCTCGTGCAGGGCGCGTGCTCCGCGTCTGCGGAGGAGGCCGCGTACATCGCCGCCGAGTTCTACGACGGTCTTAGGGCCTCGCAGACCGGCAGGCGCATTGGCGCGCTGGCCGACGCCGTGTACAACCCGGACGCCACGGAGGGCGCCGTCGAGGCGTTCGCCCGGCAGGCCGGGGCCGACCACGCGGCGTTCGCGGAGAAGTGTGCGAGCCGCCTGGACTACGAGGTGCGCAGGTCCGCCAACGGATGCCTGGCATCCAACGCCCGGCGCGACCCCAAGCGCCCCAGGTGGGCGAGGGTGCCCGACGGCGCCGAGACGTGCGAGTGGTGCATCATGCTGGCGTCGCGCGGCTTCGTGTACTCGTCGGAGGACGCGGCCGAGCACTCGCACGCGAACTGCCAATGCGTCGTGATGCCGGGGTGGGGCGACGACCCGGAGGTTGAGGGGTACGACCCGGACTACTACAAGGACTGCTACGACTACCCCGAGAAGCACCCCGAGATACGCGAGCGCATCAACGAGAGACGCCGCGAGCTGTACGCGCAACGCTCCAGCGGCTCCGAGGCCGAGGATTAGCAACATCGGCCCTTAGAACGGAAATCAGCCCCTTTTGAGGGGCTTTTTTCATGCCCGGCGAAAGGCCGGGCGCACCTATTCAGGCCCGGCGGAAAGCCGGACGAACCGAGAAGCCCGAAAAGGGCGGTTAGGAGTCGGACATGGCGGACGAGACCACCATCACCGCGACCAAGGAGGCCCCCGAGCCGAAGGCCGAGCAGCCCGAGGCGACGCAGGAGGAGACCGACTGGAAGGCCAAGTACGAGGCCATGCGCGAGCACTCCCGCGAGTGGGAGAAGAAGGCCAAGGGCAACCAGTCGGCGGCCGACGAGCTGGAAAAGCTGAAGGCCGAGCAGCTCTCCGAGCAGGAGAGGGCCAACAAGCGGGCGGAGAAGGCGGAACAGGAGCTGGCCGAGCTGAAGGCCAGGGCCGCGCGGACGGAGGCCATCGCGAA